CTTCAAAAGAAAATTGATACCAATGCTAAAATAGCCGAGTGCTCGGTGGACCAAAAGGTCTGCACTCAGATGCAGGTGACGTACATTCGTTCCATCACCAAACTAGAAGAACAACTTAATAAAAACAACTCTTGGTTTGACAGGAATCGTGGAACAGTCGGAATTGTTACTGGCTTAGTTATTGGAGCGGGGATGTCTATTGGCATCGTTCACGCAGTGTACCAGCGTTGAGTGACAAGAAAAAGGATTATAATTATATTGCATCTGTAGAGAAGGCAATAACAGAAAAATATGGAAAACAAACAGTTCAAGACTTTCGCTCTGACTGGGGGCAAGAGAAAGAGGAAATATATCTTTCCCAACTTAAAAGCCGTAACCACAAGAAAACTGGCATAAAAAAAACAAAAGAGATAATTGAAGCCGGTGAAGCAATCATTAAAAAGAGGTCCGGTGCCAAAAAACCATCAAGGACCTGCCCGATATGTAAAACATACTCATTTTCATCAAAAGACGACCTATATATGAATAGGTTCCAATGCTGCTATCGATGTTATGTTGATTTTGTGGAACACGAAGAACAGCGATGGAAAGATGGTTGGCGGCCCACTGATGAGAATCTTAAAATAGCATTATCGAGGAGAAAATAATAATGGCTAGCATTTCAGACATAGTACAAGGGCTTTCGCAAGCCGCAGCAAACGCTTACGATGGAGCGCTAGATAACAATGGCGAGCCGATCTCTGCTGGTTTAAAGAGGGAAGAAGGGCACCCTATCTTGGACAGTCGCATTATGGATGGCTTTGGAGTTAAATTTTCCGCAGACAAGTTAATCGTTTCATATCAAAGTGAAGTGATGTTAAACGAACTTCATCCTCGCAATCAGTTCGAGAATGAGATTGAGCGTAAGTTTACAGACATTGTATCTTTCTTGAAAAAGGAATATAAAAAAGTAACAAAATCTTCTGTATCTTTATCCGAGGTATCCGCAGCAGATGTCATGGTCCAGAGTACCTCTCGGGTTAGAAACTGGGTTCAGGCAACTAAGCAATATAAGATTGGAAATTTGGATGAAGACGTAGCACCAAACGGGCAAGCCTCTAAAGATAACGTTGATGCAGCTATTAAAAAGTTTACAGAACTCCATAGTACAAAAAAAGCCAACAAAGCACCTAAGAACCCAGATACGCCTGAGGCGTAAATGACTCTAACAAAAAAAGAATTAATGGCTGAGGTTGTCCGTTCGGGCAAAGACCCAGTTTATTTTGCTAATAATTACGCAAAAATATCACACCCACTTCATGGATTAATCCCTTTTGAAATGTACAAGTTTCAGGAGGAAGTCTTAGATAACTTTAAAGACAATCGATTTACGATAATTCTGAAAGCCCGACAGCTTGGAATATCTACAACAGTCGCAGCTTATGTATGTTGGCTCCTGTTGTTTCATCGAGATAAAAATGTTCTAGTAGTGGCAACCAAATTAGGAACAGCAGCCAACCTTGTCAAAAAAGCAAAAGCTATCTACAAGCATCTCCCTGAGTGGCTAAAGATCGCTTCCATAGAGATTGATAATAGAAATTCTTTCGAGCTATCTAACGGATCACAAGTTAAGGCATCTTCTACCTCTGGAGATGCTGGACGTTCCGAAGCTCTTTCTTTACTTGTTGTTGATGAGGCAGCGATTGTTGAAGGTCTGGATGAGATGTGGGCGGGACTATATCCAACTCTCTCAACTGGTGGTGGTTGTATAGCTTTGAGCACTCCATATGGTGTTGGTAATTGGTTCCACAAGAGCTATGTTGAGGCTGAGGAGAAAAAGAATGATTTTTTTCCAATGAAGTTACCTTGGTCAGTACACCCAGAGAGAAATGACGAGTGGTTTAAGAAAGAAACTCGAAATATGTCGAAAAGGGAGATAGCTCAAGAGCTTGAATGTAACTTTAATGCCTCTGGCGAGACAGTGGTTCACGGAGATGATTTAAAAAGAATCCTAGAGGCTTGTAACGACCCTCGGCATAGAACAGGTTTTGATAGGAATTATTGGATATGGAAAGGGCCAGAGCCTGATAAGGAATATTTAGCTGTTGCTGATGTTGCTCGTGGTGATGGGTCAGATTTCAGTGTGTGTCAGGTTTTTGATTTGCAAACTATGGAGCAAGTAGCGGAATATCAAGGAAAAATAACACCTGATATGTTTGCTCCTCTGCTCTCAGAAATAGGAAAAGAATATAATACGGCTCTTTTAGTTATAGAAAATAACTCTTTAGGCATTGGTGTGCTGAACAGATTAGAAGATTTGCAATATAATAACATATATTACAGTGTGAGATCTACTCACGAGTATGTTGATCAAGCCACTGCGGAGGCTATAGGGGGTGTTGCTGGATTTACTATGTCTATGAAAACACGACCACTTGTTATATCGAAGTTTGAGGAATTCGTTAGGAATAAACTAATTACTATTAATTCTATGCGCCTAGCTAATGAAATCAAGACGTTTGTATGGCACAATGGCAGGCCGCAGGGAATGAGAGGCTATAATGATGATCTTGTTATTGCCTGTTCTATAGGGTGCTGGGTACGGGACACAGCTTTAACTGTTAACAAAAGAGAAGTAGAATACAAAAAAGCAATGATAGCAGGAATTATGAAAGATACAAAAAACTTCCATACTAAAATTGAAGGACAACAAGGGTATAGAAGCCCATCAAAACATCAAAATACTTTTACAGGGACTGATGGAAAGAATTACGATTTATCATGGATTATAAAGGGATAAAAAATGGCAGATAACAACCAAGACAATAAAAACCCAAGAAATGTTCAGTCAACTCTTTTTAAGCGTCTGACCCGTCTCTTTAGTGGGCCAATAGTAGATTACAATCAACCTTCTGTTGTTAGATCAACAGCAAGAACTGTTAAAAAGTACAAATTTAAGACAAATACTGGTAAAGAGTTTAAAAAACGTGAGTATTATAATCCTTTCTCGGGCTTACAAAATAAAACTCTTATGGACCGTGATAAAGCTTTACGGTATACTGACTTTGAACAGATGGAATACACACCCGAACTAGCCTCGGCACTTGATGTTTATGCGGATGAGATAACTACCTCATCAGAGATCACGCCACTTGTTCATATTGATTGTCAAAATAGAGAAATAAAAGAAATTCTACACACTCTGCTTTATAGTGTGTTAAATATCGAATCTAACTTGTTTGGTTGGGCTAGGAGCATGTGCAAGTACGGAGACTATTTCCTTTACTTGGACATTGACGACGATATGGGGATCACAAATGTTATTCCGCTACCTGTCAGGGAAATAGAGAGAATAGAAGGGAAAGACGAAACTAATCCCAATTATATACAGTATTTCTGGAACGGCGCTGATGATCCCGGCGTAACATTTGAAAATTGGCAGATAGCGCATTTCCGTGTTTTGGGAAATGATAAGTATGTTCCCTATGGCACATCGGTCTTAGAGTCTGCTCGTCGTATTTGGAGACAGTTGATTCTCTTGGAAGATGCGATGATGGCATATCGTATTGTCCGGTCTCCTGAGCGCCGTGTATTCTACATTGATGTTGGGAATATCCCCGTTGAGGATGTGGAGCAATACATAGAGCAAGTCAGAACTCAGATGAAGAGGAATCAAATAGTCGATCCAGATACTGGAAGGGTAGATCTTCGATATAACGCTATGAGCATTGATGAGGATTATTATATCCCCGTCCGAGCCGGTAATTCTTCTAGGATTGAAACTTTGGCAGGTGGTGCTTTTACAGGTGATATAGAGGATGTTAACTACCTAAGAGACAAACTGTTTTCAGCAATTAAAATACCAAAGGCTTACCTCGCCCAAGCTGATGCCGTCGAGGATAAAGCAACTCTAGCTCAAAAAGATATTAGGTTTGCGAGAACAATCCAGAGGTTGCAGCGAGTAGCGATAGCTGAAATCCAAAAGATATGTGTAATCCACTTATATACTTTAGGTTATCGAAATGAAGATCTGACTGGGTTTAATTTAACACTCAATAATCCATCTAAAATTGCAGAGTTGCAAGAACTAGAACATCTCCGGACAAGATTTGACATTGCCGGCGCAGCAACTGATGGACTATTCTCTAAACGATGGATTTACAAGAACATCTTTAAGTTGGATGACGATGAAGTTATTCGAATTATGCGTGAACAGTATGGCGACGCTAAGCATACAGCTTTGATTGATGGCACAGGTACAGCGACGGAGTCAGCCATGACTGACTCAGGCGATGACCTAGGCGGAGATGATCTCGGTGGTGACGATTTGGGCGGCGATGATCTTGGCGGCGGCGAAGAAGAAGACGCTGGGCCATTGCTTGCTGAGCCGGGACAAAGAGATGATGGATATATCCCTGTCAAACTGGACAGAAGGTCGGGCAGCGGACCAAGAAAGAGAAGCGCCCTTGCCTCTGCTGGAGAAAAAGCGGCATATCCGGGACAATCAAGACTATTTAAGGGTGTAGCAGGAGAACTGGGTCCTTTGGGCAGAGGGATTGTCAGTGCTGGTCTTGTTAAAAGAGAAGAAGATTTAATAACAGAGACAAACAAAGACATCAAAACCTTAATAACTCAGTTGGATAAAAAACATGAAGACAAAACATAATAAGAAAAGAAATACTGCGTTTATCTTTGAGGCGCTTATTAGAGAAATGTCTAAGGCAATTATCGATAAAGATAGTTCAACAAAGAATAAAATTGTTACCCTTCTTCGGGAGCATTTTCGCCAAGGTGCGGTCTTGGAAAGAGAACTTCAGTGCTACAGGGCATTGACCGAGAAGAGTGGGTTTGATAATTATACTGCCGAAAAAACTATTCATCGTGCCAAGGATGCCTATAATAGTTTAGACAAGCAAAAGATCTTTGAGGAGCAATCGGTTGTTATTGGAAAAATAAACAAAGATATAAGCTCTTCCGTTTTTTCAAACTTTGTTCCAAACTATCGATCCTTCGCTACCATAGCACAAATTTTTAGTAGTACAACACCAGTTAAACAGAAAGTTATTATGGAGCAGCGAGTGTTAGAGGTTTTAACTTCTTCCAGTGACCCTAAGGGTGACCAGCTAGTTCCAACTGATAACTTGGTTGTCGTTAACTTTATTGAAAAGTTCAATGACCAATATGATACACTCTTGTCCGAACAAAAGAACTTATTAAATAAGTATATTTTTTCTTTCAATAACGATGACGCTGATTTTAAAGTAACGATGTTTGAAGAATTAAAAAGGATCAAAACAGCCGTATTGGATTCTTTAAAATCTGAAGAGGTTTCCTCTGATGAAACAATGGTGTCGAATAGTAGAAAAATTATAGAACAGATAGAAAGTATTAATGTCTCGAATATTGGAGACAAAGAATTGAAAACGGTCTTAAAGCTTCAAAATTTAGTTAATGAGTATAAATCTGATGCCATTAACAATTAAAATAGGAACCCCGCCTAGGGAAATCCAAGCTACAATTGAGCTTAAGATGCGGAAAACTCTTGATGGCAATATTCTTATTGCTGATCATCCAAAGATGGATATAATGATTGTGCCATCCTCTGCCGCAGTTGTTGCTATTCCAAAGCCCCACGCTGGGGATAACGTTTACGAACACCAGCGGGAACTAATGCAGTCTTTATTTGAGGGCGGCGCAGTTATTTATGATTCTGTCCAGTCTTCTGCTAACTTTGGTGTTCTGGAGGCAGCTTTTGCTGCCGAGCCCGCAGATTCGGATGTAGATCCAATACAGGTTGTCTTGTATGAAATCGAAAGGTTTATAAAAAGAACTTCTAACGACGATCTTCGGGCTGAAACTTATGACAAGAATATTGAAGATAGGTTCACTGACCCTTCTGATGAAGACTCAACGGAATTAGGAGAAGTTAAACCTGAAGAAGATGAGCCTTATAGAAAGTCCCTTGGCGGAAGCAATTCATATGCGTATGCTGGGTATGGATACTTATACTAGCAGAAATTAATATGAGTTTGATTTATTATATCTTGTGTTCTTATGGGTTGACACAAATTTTAGTTTTTTCTAAAATATTTGACCCCATAAGGCCAAAACATTATTTTTTTCACTGTCCTATGTGCATAGGGTTCTGGGTTGGGGCGTTTCTTCTACTCCTAAACCCATTTACAGAACTATTTATATTTGATGTTTCTTTGATAAACGCTTTTCTACTAGGCTGTTTATCTTCCGGGACATCTTATGCGTTGTGTATGCTGATATCAGACGGAGGATTTCAATATGAACACCGAATTAGAGGGAACGTGGACACGAAAGTGGATGCTAAGACCAGTAACCAATTGTTGCAGGGGTAGCTGTATTTAGCGGGTTAACCCCGCTTCTAAAGGAGACAAAAATGAATAAGAAATATGTACTACAAGAATTTATGAACCTCGATTACAGTGACGATCTTCTCACTGAAGAGGAGCGTACTGGAAATCGTGACGGAACTCATCTTATCGTAGCAGGAAAGATTCAAGCCGCTGGAAAAAAGAATGGTAATGGACGCATTTATCCACGACCAATACTTGAGCGGGAAATGAAAAACTATCAAAAATTAGTAAAAGAGGGACGAGCGATTGGTGAGTTAGATCATCCTGATACTTCTGTTGTGGAGCTTAAAAACGCAAGTCATCTTATTACTGAGGTGTGGTGGAAAGGCGACGATGTTATGGGTAAAATGAAAATTCTTAATACACCTGCTGGACAAATAGCTAAACAACTTGTCGAGGGCGGAGTCCAATTGGGCATTTCTAGTCGTGGGCTCGGGTCCACACGTCAACAGGGTGATACAACTATGGTAGAAGACGACTTTCAGCTTCTTTGTTTTGACCTAGTTTCTGAGCCAAGCACTACAGGTGCTTATTTGGTCTCAGAGGGTAGCGTTAAAACTCACCTGACAAAAGCTGACAGAATCAATCGAGCAATTAATGATATTTTGGGAGATGATTAATGGCCAGTGCTGGATTTGGGGTACCTAATAACAGCGGCGGCTGGGCTTTTAAGGTAGACCCTGACGGGAACACTTATATAGGAGACGAGGCATCTGATATCGTCCGAATCACGGGCTCGGTTTTTGTTGATGGTCCCGCTGTGTTTAACGAGGGCTCTATAGATGCTGATTTTCGTGTAGAAAGCAATCACGCCACTCATATGTTTTATATTGATGGCGGAAACAACCGTATTGGCGTTGGGAACAACTCCCCCCAGAACCTACTTGACATTATAGACCCTTTTAATGATATAGCAGGTCACGAAAAAGATGCGGTATTAAGACTCGTTAGTAAAAAGTCTGTGGGCATTAAACTGGTTGCCGACACTGATAATTCTGACGAGTCCGATAATCCTTTTATAGATTTTTATGCAGATGGAAACTCAGACACCTCCGGTAGAAATAATAGAAAAGGCTCGCTGGCTCTAGAGGATGTAGCCGGAACAACATTTACAGGGTCTCTGGCAGATGCTTTCTTTATGGATGCGTTTTACCCCCTGATTGGTCATAGCAACCGACCATTGCAGATCGCTAATGCTTCAGTTAATAATGGACACAAAGCCCGCATCACACTAGAGGGAACAAATGGTTATGTCGGCATTCATACGGCAACACCAACCCACTCACTTGAAGTAAGCGGAGATTTTAAGGCAACAGAAGAGGTTATTTTTGGTACCACCTCGACCGATCTGGGAAATGGCCAAACAAGTACTCTGACACCTGCTAGTTCTGTTCATCTTCTCGACGCTACTTCTATTACAGCAAACGCTGCTGTCGGTGCACATGTAATGACCCTAGCGGACGGCACGACCGCAGGGCAAATACTAAAAGTAATAATGAACACAACTACAAACAATCAACCTATTATGATATCTCCAGCAAATATTCTTGGTTCTTATGGCGTAATTGCTATAGAGAACAATAAGCAAGGTGCCGCTTTTGATTTTATATGGACAGGAAGCAAATGGGTACTTATAGGAAACAACACTTTAGCCTCTGTGGGCTAGGATTTAAGAAAGAAGACTATGAAAAAATCGGAACTTAAAAATATTATTAAAGAATGTGTCAAGGAGGTTATATTTGAGGATGGGGTTCTGTCTGGGATAATCACTGAAGTGGCCCAAGGGCTAACATCAGCGCCTCTGGTACAAGAATCTAAAACTAAGACAAATTCTTCAAATCGAAACTCAGTTAGCGATTCAAAAAAGAGAGTCCTGTCTGCTATTGGAGACACCGGGTATGATGATCTTAAGAAAAAGTTTAAAAATCCCGGACTTTTTGAAGGAACAAGTCCAATTCCCGAAGGGAATGGCAGTAGTGCATTGTCCGGGGTCGCCCCCGGTGATGCAGGAGTAGATATTTCAAACATTCCCGGAATGGGATCTTGGGCTGCGGTAGCCTCTAAACAAAGAAAGTAGAAAAAGATGAGAAAGCTTGGAAATAATAGAACACACAGAGAACAAAAAAACATAAATGGCTGCATCACAGTGACTCAACAAGAGTGTCAAGGTAATGTTGATAAAATGATTAGAAAGTTTATCAAAAAGGTTAAAAATGATGGGATCATAGAGGAGTATCGATCCCGAACACATTTTACTAAACCCTCTGACGTGCGAAGAGAAGAACGCCGAAATGTACAAAGAACAATTCAAAAGGTAAATAAGCAAAGAGAAGAACTATTTAGACCTAGGGACGCCTTTTCAAAGCGCTCTAACAGGAGAAAGTAAGAATGGGAAGCAGAAAACCAGACAATTCAACTTATTTTAGTGGCTTCCAAGGTCCGGGAATTGCAAATGTCGCATCTTATCAAGTAGCTGGACATCCATATCTCACAGGATCGCAGAACCTAGCAACAAATAAGATGACAGAGATTAATTTCCCTCGTGTTACTAATCGAATAGTTCTTCGCAACACAACCACAAACGCACCTCTTCTTGTGACTTTTGCACCCACCGGCAGTTTACTCGGTCATGAAAACGTCGTTAGTGGATCACACTTTATAACACTTCAGCCCCAAGCCGATGCGACTGCCCACTTGGCACAATTAGATATGCAAGTTAAATGCCGCAGAATTTTTATCTCTAACAAGAGTGCGAATGTTGGGAAGTTTGAATTATTTGCAGAATTAACAGGAATCGATGCAAATGAGATGTATGAACTTACGGGTTCTGGCATCACTAATAGCGGTGTCGGCGGCATCTGATAAATCACTAGTGACGTGAAATTTTCTTTTGACTACCCCCTCATATAATAATTCTAAGTCGATTAGAGAAATAAATAACTATTTAATTTGATATATTATCATATAAATCCTAGGGGAACCCCACATGTCTAATATGTTAGAGCAGGCAATCATAGACGCACAAGCTCTCAGAGAAGTTGCGCTCAAAAATGCCGAAATGTTAGTAATTGAAAAATATTCTGATGAAGTTAAAACAGCAGTGAATAAGCTTTTGGAACAGGATCCCTTGGACGATCTGTCTATGGACACATCTTTGGACGGCGATGAGCAAGGCGTGGAGAGTGATGTTATGGGCGGTATCCCCTCTGCTCAGGACCCATCTTTAGAAGATGAAGAGGTTGTAGTCCTTGATCTCGACCAACTCATTACTGCCCACGAGGAAGAAGAAGAAGCTGGTGAAGATGAAGACATCTCTCTCGGTGCTGACGAAATCGCTGATGATATTGGCATTGAGATGACTGATGATATGCCCGCTAATCGTAAAGATGAAGAAATAGAACTAGACGAGGAAGCACTTGTCGATGTTTTTAAAGAGATGCTCGTTGTGGATCTCCCAGAGGCGGCTATCGAAATCTCGGAAGAGATGGCCGAAGATGAAAAGGAAGAAGAGGAAACTGTAGTTGTATCTTCTTCTGCCGATGACGGCATGGATAAGAAAGATATTGAAGCCCATGAAAGATCTACCGCTCGCCTTGAGATGGAATCTTTAACAAATGAAAACAAACAATTAAAAAATATTCTAGTAAAAGTGAAAGATAGGTTAGAAGAAATTAACCTGTCAAACGCTAGATTGTTATACACAAACCGTGTTTTGCAAGACACCTCCTTGAATGAGCAGCAAAAAAATAAGATTGCTGAGATGGTCTCGAATGCACGATCAGTAGAAGAAGCGAAGCTAGTTTTTGAAACACTTCAAAAGACATTGGCGGGGCCATCTGTAACCAGACCCCAGAAATCATTGTCTGAGGTAGTAACAAGAAGTTCTTCGGTAATTCTAAGTGGACGTCGTAAGACAGAAACAACAGATGATGGTAATCCGGTATTAAATCGCTGGGCTACTCTCGCTGGTCTATCAAACAAAGACTAATTTTAACAAGGAGAAAAAAATAATGTCTGTAATTTCAACATTGACAGAAGGTATCCGTCAACGTTCTCTTGCTAATGAAGGTGAAGCCCTTCTTGAGAAGTGGGAAAAGACTGGTCTCCTAGAAGGACTTAACGACACCGCTCGTTCGAGCATGTCTCGTCTTCTAGAAAACCAAGCTGCTCAGCTTCTTAAAGAAACCACCACAATGCAAGCAGGTGACGTTGAAGGCTTTGCCTCAGTTGCTTTCCCAATCGTTCGTCGTGTATTCGGCGGTCTATTGGCTCAGGACCTCGTGTCCGTACAACCAATGAGCCTCCCAAGTGGACTCATTTTCTTCCTAGATTTTGTGTTTAGTGCTGATAACACTAATCCTCGTCTAGGTAACATCGCTGACACCTCATTGTATGGTGGTGGCGTAGTCGGTAAGGACCTGCAAAATGGTGTCAACCTTGCTGACGCAAACCAAGAACAAAGTTTTTATAGCTTGAACAATGGTTACTCTAGCCCAACGGGTTCATCGACTAATCACCCGTCTGCATTGACTTTCGTCGCTGCTAACACTTTCGGTGATTCTGGTACGCTTCCCGGTGGAGCATTCTTTGACGTACTTAAAGCAGATCCTGATCTTATTTCGGGTACCTCAACGTATGCCATTTATAGAGTTCGTACCTCGGCGTTGTCTGGTGCTAACTTTAGCGATCTTACAGCGATTGTTCATGGAACGGGTACATTGTCGCCAAATTCGTATCAGGCTCGCCGCTTGACTTCGTACTCTGGTAGCGCCCAAAATGACATCCATATTGTGGGTATCTCTAGAACAGGTATTGCAACTGCTGTTGACCTTAGTGCATCTATTGGCTTGACCACAGGTCTTAGTTTCCCAATCGTCGATCAGTTCGTCGCAGCGGGTGATCCCTTTGGTGCCATCGCTGGTTCTAACGCTTCTCAGGGTTGGGGACTTGAAACTCAGGCAAATATCCCAGAGATCGATATCAAGGTAGACAGCACCGCTGTCACAGCGATCACCAAAAAGCTCAAGGCTAAGTGGAGCCCCGAGCTTGCTCAAGATTTGAATGCTTATCATAACCTCGACGCTGAAGTTGAGCTTACGAGCATCCTTTCTGAGCAAATTGCTCTCGAAATAGATCAAGAGATTCTAAATGATCTAGTTAACGAGGCCACTGCTGGAACATTGTTCTGGAGCCGTCGCCCCGGTAAGTTTGTCAACCGTGAAACGGGTGCAGATATTACCAACAGCTTGCATCCAGATTTCGCCGGCACTGTGTCGGAATGGTACGAGACACTTCTTGAGACCATTAATGATGTCAGTGCTCGCTTGCATCGCAAGACGCTTCGTGGCGGCGCAAACTTTATTGTTTGCTCTCCAGAAGTTTCTTCGCTACTTGAATTCACCTCCGGATTCCGTGCATCGGTTGAAGTTGATGGAGACAAGGGTAGTTGGGGTGCCAACCAAGTTGGTTCTCTGAGCCGTAAGATGGACATTTATGTCGATCCTTACTTCATGAGAAACGTGATCCTAGTCGGTCGTAAGGGAACTAGCTTCCTTGAGTCCGGGTATGTTTATGCTCCTTATGTACCGCTGCAAGTCACGCCCACCATCTTTGGTGTCGAAGACTTCGTGCCTCGCAAGGGCGTGATGACTCGCTACGCTAAGAAGATGGTACGTCCTGACATGTACGGTCTTGTTATTGTCGCTGATCTTGTTTAAAATTTAAATAAGGTTGAATAATAACGCAGAGAACCTCGTCCTTGTGGCGGGGTTTTCTGTTTTTATTTGGAGAAGATAAGAAAAGAAAACTATTTAGTAAGGTTCCTTGTAACTCATAATATTGAGGAAGAAAATTAATGCCGACCAATTTACGCCCAGCAAGCACTTTAAGCGCAGTTGTTTTACCAGCAACAGGGACCCATTCTGATGTTGCATCTGATTTGGCATATGGTATTTATAACAATTCCTCTTTCGTTAGTGGTGCCGTTGATCAAGTTGCATATGTTTATAATAAATTAGGCGGAAACATTCTTGATCTAGAGATTACTCCTAAAAATGTTTATAATGCATACGAAGAGGCTTGCTTAGAGTATTCATATCTCATTAATACCCATCAAGCAAAAAATGTATTATCTGACTTGATGGGTAACACTACTGGGTCTTTCGATGAGGATGGGGAATTTTCCGAATACTCAGGATCTGGCGGAATTGACTCAAACCCAAATTTAAAATTTCCAAGATTTCAGTTAGGATATGCTACCCATATAGCTCGTGGTGCTTCTTTGCACGCCAATGTTGGGGCATCACAAACAATATATTCTGCATCATTTACTTCAGAGAGAGACGTGCAGGACTATGATCTTCAGGGAATAATTTATAGTGCATCCTTGGAAGCAGATGTCCCATTTTACAATAAAGTCGGGAAGAATGCTATAACTATACAGAAAGTATTTTACAAGACCCCAAGAGCAAGCTGGAGATTTTTTGGCGGACGACAAGTTGGTGCAGTTGGGAATCTATCAACCTATGGAATGTATGCAGATGATAGCACGTTTCAGTTGGTCCCAGCTTGGCAAAATGTTTTGCAAGCATATGCTTACGAAGAGGACATGAATGTTCGTGCTTCCCATTATTCCTTTGAAATAAATAATAATAAGCTGAGAATATTTCCATTACCTGACGGGGATCAGCCTAGCAAATTTTGGGTGAAGTTTAGAGTATCAGAAGACGCCTATGATGAGGACTCTGATCGTAAATATGGCGCTGACGGTGTCAATAATATGAATACGCTTCCGTTCCCTAATGTCCCGTATAATAAAATTAATAGCATCGGTAAACAGTGGATAAGAAGATTTGCTCTATCACTATCCAAAGAAACTCTAGGACAAGTAAGATCAAAACTCGGATCAATACCCATACCGGGGAATGACGTGACTTTGAATGGCTCAGCGTTAATATCAGAGGCAAAAGAGGAGCAGAGTTCTTTAAGGGATGAGCTTAAGTCAGTCTTGGACGAGCTTGTGTATGGCAAGCTAGCCGAAGGCGATGCCGCTCTTCAGGCTAGTGTAAATGAAACTTTGGGTAAAATCCCTCACGGCATATACGTGGGATAAATAAATGGCAAACAATAAATGGACACAACCCACCTCTCCTCCGCCACCTCTTTTTGTTGGTAAGGCAGAAAGAAACTTTGTAAAACAAATAAACGACGAAATAATAGAGAAGATCGTCGGGGAACAGATTTTATATTTTCCAATAGATGTGGAGCGTACAAATTATCATAGTCTTTACGGAGAAGCAATTAATAAAACTTTCTTACCACCAGTTAGAATTTATTCTTTAGTTGAGTACGTTGGCACCGATCGAGTTCAAGAACAATATGGGTTTGATAATATCTACAATCTCAACATACACATGCATAAGAGAAGGCTAACAGAGGACCAAGATCTTTTTGTTCGCCTTGGAGACTTTGTTCAGTATGACGAGATGTATTTTGAGATTGTAGATGTTTTTGAGCCACGATACTTGTTCGGTCAAGACAGTTCTTTTACAAATGATGAAACCTCACTAGAAGTGACTGTCGTAGCCAAGCAGGCTCGAAGAGGATTATTCGATGCCAATTAGCACACCACTTAAGACCAAATTATCCTCTTCATACCCCTTAGCCCCATCCCGGCTTGAAGATATAGATTACGCTATTTATAATTATATAAATGATGATCTAAATATCTTCACGGACACAAATCAAGGCTTTCAGAAGGTGCCAATTATCTACTCTCTTCCAGAAAGAGCATATCAGATAAAAAACAATCCAGATTTAAGGCCAAATGGTAGAACTTTAGTTTATCCTATAATGTCCGTTAGAAGATCAGACGTGACGCAGAACCCATCCAACAAAGGTCGTTACGGTGTTCACGTTCCTCCATATTTTGACTACTATAAAAAGGGCGGCTCAATCGAAATAGCTAGAGTTGTTAATCAAAACAAGACAAAGGACTTTGCGAATGCCAATTCCATAAGAAAGTCCTCAACTAAGAAGGATAAAAATTATCAAACTTTTCCGGGCAAAAGTAAAAATATTGTTTACGAGTCATACTCCATTCCGATGCCAAGTTTTGTAGAAGTTACCTATGAAATTTCAATAGTCACTGACTATCAACAGCAAATGAATGAAATATTGGCTCCTTTCTTGAACCTGTCTGGGACTCCAAGTGTTTTTACTATAAAACATGAGGGGAATCGTTACGAAGCTTTCTTAAATCAAGATTTTACCTTAGATAATAATTCTTCTGGACTTGATACAAACGAAAGAATCTTTAAAACAAATATCCAAATTAAAGTTTTAGGATATTTGGTTGGTGCAGATAAAAACCAGAGTACTCCAAATGTTGTTGTTCGCCAATCTGCCGCAAAAATAATTTTGCAAAGAGAGCGTGTGATGCTTGGAGATGAAATAGAATATCATTTAGATGAAAAATTCCATTATAGACGATAAAATAGACCATTACTTTTTCAATGGGAGTTTCGGCAATACAGCTACTATTTATTAGTAGTGTATCCCCACATTATGTACACTTTTAAGATTTCAAAAAGAATGAGGAGAATACAGCTAAATGTCAGATGATTCTGCTAGAAAGTTTAAGTTCATTTCACCCGGCGTTTTTATTAACGAGGTAGACAACTCACAATTACCTGAGGAAATAGGCGAAATAGGACCAGTTATAATTGGTAGATCTAGAAAAGGACCGGCCATGAAGCCAGTTACTATCAGATCTTTCTCTGACTTTGTTCAAACTTTTGGTGAGCCTGTTGCTGGACCTGAGGCAGTAGATATTGCCAGAGAAGGCAACCTGACTTCTCCAACCTATGGTGCATTAGCTGCGCAGGCTTATCTTGCGAACAATGCTCCCCTGACCTTTGTTCGTCTTGTTGGGGTGCAGAACTCTAGCGCCACATCCACTGGTAAAGCTGGGTATAAAGCTGGTGTAAAGACTAAGAGCACAACAGTCAATGATGGCGGCGCTTGGGGACTTGTTGTCTTTCCATCAGCTAGTCTTCAGAGCAAGAGTGCTGTTACGGGAGCGTTGGCGGCTACATTCTATCTAGAGTCTGGACGTGTTGTCTTGTCTGGAGCCAGAAACAATGGAACGTTCGGTACGAGCACAGGTTCTGCCGGCGACCTTTATGTATTCCCGGACGGAAATATTGGTATCGGCTTCTCTAAAGATGGTACAGCGGCAAATTTAGAAACTACAACAGTTAGTTTAGACCGCAATAAAGATAATTACATTAGAAACGTATTAAATACAAACCCAACTTTAACAAATGCATCAATTTCTACAGATGCATCTAGAACTTCAAGTTTGGGTGGTAAGTTCTGGGTTGGCGAATCTTTTGCTAACCAGATTGTCAAAAGAGAAGAAACATCTATCGGTGTTATGGTGAATGTTTCGCATTCTGCATTTTCTCCAAGCAATGGGCTGCACGCAGTCATTTTGCCAATGGTTAATCAGAAAGACACAACACAAGACCAGCACAGCTTCCAGTTTGGTGCAACTCGTGCCTCTACTGGGTTTTATATCGGTCAGGATTTGTCAACAAACTTTGGCACATATGAAGCTAAGAACCAACAAAAGCTTTTCCGCCTTGAGGCACTTACTGCCGGCGAAAGCGTACAGAAAGAAATTAAAATATCTGTTGAAAAGATAAAAGCCCCACGAGGCAATGTCAAGGCATACGGAAGCTTTAGTGTTGTCGTAAGAAAGATAACAGATAAAGATAATCGACAGGTCGTTCTGGAACGATTTGACAATTTAAGTCTAAATCCTGCCTCGCCAAATTATATCGCCATCCGAATCGGAGATAAATATGAGGCTTACAGCGAAGTTGACCAAGCGAATCGTCAGTATGGTCGATTTGAAAATAGATCAAAATATGTTCGTGTAGAGATGGACGCCGACCTCGACCGAGGCGGTCTTGACGCAAGACTGTTACCTTTCGGCGTCTTCGGACCTCTTCAGTACAGAAACGTAACATTCATTAGCGGAAGTGGCTTATTGCCAAACGCCAGACCCGGACTAAAGGCTCACGAAAGATATAGGTCCGCCTCAATGGGTACCAACAACTCTATGGTGGCTGGTGGTAATCCTTCTGAGTATGGTAAAATGGGTGGCAATTCGGCTGCTACCCAACAAGTTATCAGCTTGAGTGGTACTGCTGGTCCCGGACAGGCTGCACTTGCAAATGCTGTCGGTCTTCACTATACTGGGTCAATTGTTTTCCCATCTGTACCACTCAGAAAACAGAGCGCTTGGGGTTCACCTAAGACTAATGAAAATGTTTACTGGGGTGCTTGGACTGGTCTAAGCTCAACTGACACAACCTATAATACTGACACATCGGATTGGCTGAGAGTGCGAAATGCTGCATTTACTTCGGTTCATACTAACCCCGCTTCGACCGATTTCGATGTCGCTTCTAGTGGAAGTTATCGTGATGGTCTTCTCAATATGCCACAGGGCGAGTCTGGAAGTGCTACTACTTCACCATTGGCCATCTCGTGGGTATTCTCACTAGATGATGTTTCTGGCTCATTTGTAGCAAATAGCAATATTGCTCAGAGCGGAACATATTCTTATGGAAACCGGGCAAACGGACAAAGTATCTCAATGCATAGAGCAAGTTATACGGGTACTCTAGATGCCGGATACGACCGCTTTACCACATTGTTACACGGTGGTTTTGATGGCTTTGATGTAACCGAGCGAGACCCTTTCCGTCTCTCTAACTCTACTTTCGAAGGTGTCACAAAAGAAACAGAAAGTTATCAGTTAGAAACTCTGAAGAGAGCAATAAATATTGTATCAGACTCAGAACAGAACCAATACAACTTGATCTCTGTCCCCGGTGTAACCCAAAACGCAGTGACAGACTTCCTAGTAGATACTGTAGAAGAGCGTGGCGATGCTTTAGCAATCATCGATTTGCAAAACGTTTACACACCTGATACGGAGAGTACAGCAAGTGCTGCTGTGAGAAACAACTTCACTGTGCAACAGGTAGTTGACGGACTGAAAGATAGAAACATTGACAGCAGCTATGCTGCAACATACTATCCTTGGGTTCTGGTGCAAGATCCGGTTTCTAACCGTCTTGTTTACTGCCCACCTTCTGTTGCAGCCTTGGGTGCCCTTTCTACCACGGATCGCAATGCTGCACCTTGGTACGCCCCCGCAGGCTTTGCCCGAGGTGGACTAAGCGAAGGCGCAGCAGGAATTCCGGTTCTTGATGTTAGCCGCCGCCTGACCTCTTCAGAAAGAGACTCTTTGTATGATGTGGGCATTAACCCCATCGCTAAGTTCCCAGCCGAAGGCATTGTGATCTTTGGGCAGAAAACCTTGCAACAAACGAGTTCAGCACTTGATAGAATTAACGTTCGTCGATTGATGATCTTCTTGAAGCGTGAAATTTCCTTCATAGCCTCTCGTCTTCTCTTCCGAGCGAATACACAAGAGACTTGGAATGCATTTTTAGCTCAGGCTACTCCGGTGTTGGACTCTGTCAAGTCTCAGTTCGGTGTTGACGATTTCCGTCTAATCTTAGATGAAACCACTACAACGCCTGATCTTGTAGATCGTAACATTATTTATGCTAAGCTCTTGGTCAAGCCTACCCGCACGGCAGAGTTCTTCGCTATTGACTTCGTTGTTACAAACAGCGGGGCTTCTTTTGAGGACTAAGAAAAGTTATAATGCACTATATAATATATCAAGGAGAAACATATAATGGCTGCTGATCTTTTCTGGTCAAACGTTAATACCGACCCTAAACGACGTTATCGTTTTGCGGTACAACTAAACGGTCAAGGGGAGGCTATCCCTATCTGGACCGTTAAGACCGCTACAAAGCCAAAGGCAAATGTTAGTGTGGTAGAGCACTCTTACTTGGATCATACTTTTAAGTATCCCGGTCGTGTTACTTGGGACAATATCACCCTAACATTAATCGATCCGGTTGATCCAGATCTGGCTTATGAGTTTTTGCAACGTTTGGGCGTTTCGGGCTATAGGTATCCCACTACCCAACAGGGTGCTAAATCAAGCCTCAGTAAGAAAAAAGCCTCAGAGGCCATCGGCAGAATTCAGATTCAACAACTTGATGATGAGGGGGATCCAATTGAGACTTGGACCCTAATAAATCCATTTATGGTTAGCATCGATTTTGGTGGTCAGCTTGATTATACCTCTGACGAAATGAATGAAATAAGTTTAGAACTAGCATTCGACTGGGCAGAGCTTAGGACTAAGGGCCGAACTGCTGGTCCACCTGCAATCAGATAAGGGAAATAAGTTAAATTAACAAAATTTTCTTTGTGTGTTAGTTTCTTTAAAAGAAGGGTTACAAAATGAGCAGAAATGAAGACCGGGCATCCGCCCCTGTGGTGGACGAGACTCCCGCCCCAATTGCGACAACAAACAACTCAGAAGGAGCCACCTTTAACTGGTCGGTTCCTACTGAGTTTGTCAGCTTACCAAGCCGGGGTAAGTTTTATGCTGAGAGTCATCCTCTCCATAACAAGGAGTCAGTAGAAATTCGCTATATGACAGCGAAAGAAGAAGACATACTTACTTCTAGATCTCTTATAAAAGAAGGTGTCGTTATCGACCGTCTTCTCAAGAACCTTCTTGTTGATAAGGACCTCAATCTAGATACTTTTCTTGTTGGCGACAAGAACGCCCTGATCGTAGCAGCCCGCATTACTGGATATGGGCCTGAGTATGAGACAAAGGTTACTTGTCCGTCCTGTGATACAGCGGAGGACTTCTCCTTTAGTCTTGAAGATGTCAAAGTTTCAGAGACACAGTCTGCTCTAGAATTATATGACGGAGAGCAGACGGGGTATAACACATTTTCTGTGACATTGCCCCTAAGTAAGGCGGTGGTTGAGTGCCGTCTCTTGAACGGCGCTGACGAGATGAAGCTTTACAAAGAGGCAGAGAGAAAGGCGAGAAGAAAGATCGGGGACACTACCCTGACGGATCAATTTCAGGCTTTTATCGTTTCTGTTAATGGAAGTCAGGATGTCTTCAATCTTAAGTCCTTTATACAAACTATGCCAGCTAGAGATTCTCGATTCTTGAGAACCTTTTATGGAAAAATAGTTCCAAACATCGATTTATCGCAAACTTTTGAGTGCAACTCTTGCGGCTATTCTGCTGACATGGAGGTGCCGCTCACTGCGGACTTTTTTTGGCCTAAGTGACGAATATAAAGAAGCGATACACGAAGAATTTTTTCAATTAAAATATTATGGAAGCTGGAGCTTTTTCGAAGTTTATAATTTACCTGTTGTTCTTCGCCGCTGGTTCTTGAGAAGGTTATCAAAACAAAAAGAAGAAGAAGTGAAGCAGCATGAGTCGGCTCTTTCTCGTAGTAAATCAGGTAGCAGATAAAACTTCATTATTCTATCCAATTAACTACTTATTGAGCACACGTATTTTTTTGGAGGAACAGAAATGCTCTCAGAAGACGAATTAAAGGAGATGGTGTTTGATCTCGGCGCTGCAAGGCGTGGTGAATTGAACGAAAATATTCTTTATGTTTTTGCGGCTTGGATACAGTACCTTTTATCTAAGATGTTTAAGGGTCGCCGGATTCCTGTTCGTGTGCGTGGAAATAAAATTGAGATTGAAAGATTCACTGATGCTTTAGTGAACGAAAAAAGATATATGGAATACATCAAGAAGTATGGTCTTGATGATCCCATGACTTATAAGCAGAAATCCAAGCTTGATGTTGCTATTAAACGTTTTGAGCGGGAAGCTAAGATTAATTGGCCAATTCGCAACTGATCTAAGGATAAGATGTAAATGGCTGATGATCCAACAAAAGTATTAGAAAGACAGTTAGCGCTTCAGAAGCAAGTCACTGAGCAACTTTTACAAGATAAAAAACTCAGCAAAGGAAGAGCCAAAGATGCCCAGCAGATTGTCGATCTGCTTAGGGCTGGTGCTGAACTTGAGGACGAGATTGTCCAAAAGAAGCTGGCAGGATCTAAACTTGACCAAAAAACGATAGAAGCTTTACAGGCATCAGTTCAAGCAGAAGAAGATAAGTCTACTGCTATAGAAGATCAAAACAAGTCATTAGCTGAGCAAGAAAAACGAGTCGAGAAAATAAAAGAAATATATGGTGACATATATGGGCTTGTACAAGATATAACTGGAGTTAACTTCCAAGACCTAACAAGTCTAAAAGGACTTGCGTCTACAGTAGTTGGTATCGCTCAATCTTTTGATGCGGCTCAAGTATCGTTAGCTAAGACATCAGGATATACCAGAGCACTATCTGGGGATATGAAAACCCTAGCGATGAATAACGACAGTCTTGGTATAGGCATAGCCGAGTCGTCGGAAATAGTTGGTTCTTTAGCTTCTAATATGACTTTGTTCGCTGCTTCTTCTGGTTATGCTCGTGCGGAACTTGCTCAGACGACAGCGTTGCTGTCTGCTATGGGAGTTGACGCTGCTACTACTGGGCAAGCGTTAGACGCTTTAACACGAGGAATGGGATTAAGTACTTCGTCGGCTAGTAATGCGGCTATTGAGTTTGACAGACTTGGGCAGAGTCTGGGTCTTCCTGCTAGTCAGTTGATAGGGGACTTCAATGCTTTGAGTGGCTCTCTGGCGAAGTACGGCAAACTAGGCACAAAACAATTTAAAGAACTTGCCAAAGAAGCTCGTAAAATGGGTATGGGGGTCCAAGAGGCGTTTGCCATGGCAGATCTTTTCGATACTTTCGAAGGTGCGGCTGATATTGCGGGTCGCCTAAATGCCCAGATCGGACTTAGATTAAACTCTGTAGAACTTATGGCTGCTTCAGAGGCAGACAGAATTAAGATCCTCAGGAATGAGTTCCAGATGCGAGGCAAAAACTTTGATGATATGGACCGTCGTGAGAAACAAGCAATTGCACGAGCGATGGGTGTTGATGTTGATATGGCCCGAAGAATGTTTGGAGACCCAGTAGCGCTAAGAAAATACCAACGAGAACAAAAAGGTATTGACGAAAGAGCAGAGTCAATGACAACTGCGATGCAAAAATTTAAGGTAGCAATAGAAAATGTTGTCATCGGCTTGGGACCTCTAATAGAGAATACAACAGACTTTATTAGGATCATAGCTGAGAGCGGGGTTATAAAAGTGATTGCAATGGGCGTTGCTTTTTTTGCAGTAGTTAAATCGATTGCAGCTTTTGTTGGTGCCGTGAAACTATTGGCGGTGCCATTTACTTTGATAGCTGGGTTGTTTGCTGCCACGGATAAAGCCGCCGGATCCGCTGGGGCCGGAGTGGCTCGTGCCGGAGCCTCTGCTAGTGTCGCCGCTCCCGGCTTCGGTAAGTTGGGTGTGGCACTTTTACCAATCGCCGCATCCCTTGCCCTCGTTGGCGTGGGGATCGCAGCCGCAGGCTTCGGATTTAAGATGCTGGGTGAGGGTATAACTATGGTCCTCTCCGGATTTAGTACTTTCATATCTCAGTTGGCTGAACTGGCACCAGAAAAAATATATGCTGTTTCTGTGGGGGTTTTGGCACTTGCTTCAGCAATGGTTGCCTTGGCTGCTGCTAGCAGTGTTCTCGGCAACCCTCTTGCCTTGATAGGTTTGACTGCTTTGACTCTTGCCATTGCAACAATCGGCGACTCTTTGGCGGGAGACATCTCAGAGGCTTCCGAGGGTCTTGCAAATATGGGCAAGGTAATCGAACTAACGACAAAGATTAAAGCAGAGGATGTAGGACACCTGAAGGAAGTAGTCCAGCAGATTACGCTCGCTGCGGCAGCAACTAAATCTGCTCAAGATAACTCTTTGATGGAGAAGGTGGTGCGGGCAGTTATTGGCGCAGGACAGGCAATGACACCCAGCGCTATAGAGTTGAACTCATCTATCCAGCTTAACTCAAAAGAGATTGGTAGAGCCAGTAGATCGTATAGTGTAAAGACTGCTGACTCTACAGCACTGGGTGGTGGTTATGGCGTTTCAAGACCTTAAGTTAGAATCTCGGGAGGGTTAAAAACATGGCTACCAGAACACCAGTTCCGCTTTGGAAACAGGGGAATGTCGGAACACTCGGCATCTCTCAACTTGAACAAGAGGGTTATGTCTTAAGCTTAGAGCATGTCCCAACAGGTCGCTATGTTGAGTTCCCAGCGTTTTTAGAAAACTTCAGTGATGCATACACTTCCGAGTGGAGCGCCGAACAAGTCTTTGGTAGAATGGACCCTATTGCAACTTTTGCCGGCACAAGACGAGCAATTTCTGTGTCTTGGATAATCCCCGCAGAATCAATGGAACGAGGCTCTCAAAACCTACAAAAAGTTAATACTCTTATGCAAATGTTGTATCCTTTGTATACAAAAAGATCTGGTGCTACAACTATGAATATGGGGCCACTAATGAAGGTTGGTTATCTTAATTTAATACAGAACTCTGAACTCGGTGGACCTCTTTTGGGATATGTAAATGGGTTTACAATGGATCCCCTGACAGAAGAGGGAACTTTTTATGGCACTACGGAGGCTGGCATCGCAGTGGTTATCCCTAAGACAATTAGACTAAATTTTGAACTTACTGTTCTTCACGAACATCCATTGGGTTTTATCAAGGGCAAGGAACAAAACATAACTGAGTATAGAGACGGCCAAGGAAAATCTAAGAAGACAAAGTTTAGCTTTCGATCCGATAAGAACAATGCTGGCTCCGACTTCCCATACCGCACAACCCCTCCAACCGACAGTACTGTGACGGTGGAAAACTTTACCCCTAGCGACTCGGTTATATCACCGCCGGCAACCCGTCCCAGCAATGATGCTAATAGTGCCCAGACGAACGCTGCGACCAGAGAAGCGCTAAGCGAACAGAGGACAAAATAGTAATGCCATTTTCTAGATACGACAAAAGAGAGTTGTTTTTCAATGATGACAGAGAGTACAAAAAAGTATTCTTTAAAGATCGTGATCTGACTCAGACCTATCAATTTAAGACTCCAATCATAGGTTATCCTACAGATGAGCAATTCCAAGAATTAGAATCCGTTCCGCTTCGGTGGGGGTCTACTGACAAGTTGTATAATATTGCCGATGAATACTACGGCTCGCCAGAATATTGGTGGGTCATTTCTTGGTTCAACCAAAAACCTACAGAGGCTCACTTTAAAGTGGGTGACATATATTATGTCCCGCAACCCCTGTCTGACGTTCTGGCTATCTTTTAGGAGATTGAAAAGTGACTAGGAGGCGTTTTTAATGAGCATCCCAATAGCAGTACCGACCGAAGGTGCCGGCGGCGGCGGCGGCGGACGACCCGGCGAAACAGAAATTAATAGAATTGCTGCGAAGTACGGGTTTAAGTTTACTGAGTGGGAAAAATATGTCAAAGAAAATCATTCTACTCTTAACGAGAGAACGTCCGCCGTCTTCGGCTTACCCGTTGTTGAAAATACCGCCGAAGAGATTAACCCCAAACAATTGAGCCAAGCCAGAGCGGAGATTATAGTATTTGCGACAAAAGACGCTGGGGTCAGGCGAGCGTTTCAAAGCGAAGCACAGAGAAAAATAACTGCTGCTTTTCGCAATGGGTACATCAGAGACCGCATAAAGTCCATGGAGGCAACTCTAAGGGATGCTAA